TTGCACTTCTTTCTAAATTTTCAGCATTAGCTTCTTCTATAAAAATAGACCAAGCACCTAATCCTTTAACAACACCGCCAGTATAACCTGCAATTTTACCAAATGAGGTAGCTACAGTTTCCATAGGTTTTGATATAGTTGTAATAGCATTTGCTCTATTTAAAATCATATCTAATAAATCAATAGGTGATTTGGTTTTTTCACCACCAAAGAAAGAGCTTATACCATCTATAATAGATTTACCTAAGTTTGCAATAGAAGCGCCTAAGCCTCCAATTGCTTGTCCAGCTAATGCACCAACTAATGTTAACCATGCACCTGCAAGTAAAACAATTCCACCGGCTAAAGCTGGTAAATTTTCTATACCTATTTCATTTTTTAATCTTGTGAAAGCATTTATCATGCCATTTATTGGTGCCATCATTCCGGCGGTTAAAGCTTGCATACCACCGACAAATTCGGTTGGTACTTTACTTAAAATCCAAGATACAGCCCATATACCAGCCGCAATAGTTACAACGCCAATAACTCCAGCTATAAGAGCTGCTTCACCTGTTCCGCCTGATAGAGCTATAACCGCTCCAATTACACCAATTACACCAGCAAATACACCAATAGCTAATGCAGCGTCCATGGTCCAACTTAACGGTGGTGTTTTAAACGTGTCTGGTAAAGCTGAAAATATATATGAAATTGCAAGAATAGCAATCGCTGTTGCAACAGTTCCTAAAACACCTAATAAAGCTTCTTTAGGACCAACTCCAAACTTTTGAAATACCATGGCTAATAAAGCAAATGGAATTGCAAAGACAAGTATGGCTAAACCTGCTTTTAAGGTTTCAATTGGATCTGGTCCTTTTAATCCACTTAATGATTCTGCAGCTTGTGAAAATACCCAAGCAACACCGGCGATGGCAATAGCAATTAATGGAATTGCAATAGCTCCATAAAGTAATTCTTGTGGACTAGCTCCTTTAACAGCTTTCATTACAAAATAGAATGAAACTGCAAATAAAGCAACCGCTGTACCTGCAACTAAAGACCATGTCATATCTGGAGCTTTATATTTACCATCTGGTAAATATTGAAATGCATAAGACAAGCCAACAATACCCAGAGCTATAGCTCCAATTGCTAATGAGCCAAACATAATTTGTTTAAGAGAAGCGCCTTGAACAGCTTTCATAATTAAAAAGAATGAAACTGAAAATAAAGCAACTGCAAAACCAACTTGAAGCGACCATAATAAATCTGGAGCTTTGTATTTGTCAGGTAACATTTGAAATATCAAAGCCGTTCCAACAATACCGGCAGCTACTCCAAGAAATGAAAGTACTACCATGCCCATATCTTTAACACCTAATTTATTATCTTTGATTGTTTTTGCAAATAAGACAAATGCATAAGCTGATGGAATCATAATAAGTCCTATGGCTAATGCAGTTAAGAATTGTCCAGCGCCAATAACAGGCATAAACGATAATACCGCACCTGATAAAACTAAAGCAACTGAGATACCAACCATTGTTAATAAGGTTGCTCCCATGATAGAGAACATATTGCTAGTATCTGGTTTTGAGCCCGAGAAACCGCCATAACTTGCATTTATAAGTCCTTGATTTTTACCAAGAACATCGGCGATTTTAATAAAAACGGGTGCCACTAAAGCTAATGTAGCTGCTACGGCAAGCGCAGACAACAGTTGCATTGGATTTAAAACTGGCATAAACATAAATATACCTGCAGCTGAAACTAATGCAGCCGCAACGCCTATAATCATTACAGCAGTCAAACCAGTGTCTTTCATAGACATTGGTTTAAATCCTCCAGAGCTTTCTACTCTTTCGTCTCTGCCAGAATTGTTACTACGATTTTTAGATTCTTTAATTTGATCTTTGATTAAAGATTTAATGTCCTTTAATATTGAAGTTTGTGTAGATAATTCAGAAGCCATATCATTAGCGGCCGATTTTAAATCTACTGTTAGAACTTTATGAATATCTTGCGTTAATACCAATTCCGCTTCTGAAACTGCGGTTAATTTATCTAACGGTGAAAGTAATGACTGAAGCGCCTGTACGGGATTAAATTTCATTTATATCTTTATATCTTTTATATAGCTTTTACTATATATTAAAAACTCCATCACTTAAGTGACGGAGTTCTCATTGTTGGCATTTTAATATTTGGTATTTTCATACCGCTCATCATTTCTGATGTTGAATCTTGTTGACCTTTGTTTGCCTCTTGTTCTTTCTTTAAATGATCTGTTAGATCTCTGAGTAAGTAGTGGTATTCATAGAATTCCATTTTTTCAAGCTCAGATGGTTGTATATGTAAATGTAAATATACGTAAAACTTTGTCTTAAAGAAGTTCTCCAGCGAAATCTTGAACAATGAAAAGAGATTTGATTCCGTCACGAAAGCTGATTGGGACCACCTCCTCGTCGTCCCCGATCTTCACTAACATGTTTGGCTGAATTCCAGTCTTCATTTGTTCTGCTAATTTATAAATCAAACTATATTTTTTGTTTGACCATCCATTCATGTCAACTTCAAATCTGAAGATGTCATTATCTGTAAATCCTCTCCATTCTCCAACTAAATAAGGCATTATTTGTAGAACAGATTGATCGATTTTACCACCTGTTTTTTGTCTCTCTCTGATATATGCTGTCATTTTTTGCATAACACCGATAGTTGGTGGTTTCATTTCAATTGTACCAAATGATTTGGTTTCAATTAAAAATGATTTAGATTCCATATCATAGTACTTGTCTAATGTTTCTGGAATTTTAAAGTATTGAAAGTATTCCTTTTTAATTTCAATAGTGTGCTTTTCTCCGTGTTTATCTAAATGATCCACTGTTAATTTAGATTCAGGTTCTGGAAATGTTAAATCTCTGATAGAAAGAATTACATAAAATCTGTCTTCTTCACAAAGATCTTTGTATGACATTTTTTTAGTTCCTGATAAAACTCTTGTACAAGACTCTACGATATTATTTAATTTATCGTCAACGTCTAAAACATTAGTTTCGTCAATAGTTGAAAAGTGTCTAATTTCTGCAACCTTTGCAGAACGAATTGAAATTTCTGTTCCTTCTGGGTAAAACATACCACCTGAAGGTAAATTAATAACTGGAATCGGGTGATAACCTAAGTGGAAATCAGCGTCTTCTGCTTTTTGTGTGGCGAATCTGTCCATTTGAACTTTACCTAGATTTACAGGCTCTTCAATAACAGTTTCGCTAAGTGGTAACTCTTCTCTTTGTTTAACAACATTTTCATATTGTTTATCTAGATCTAAGTTTTCATTCTCGTTGTTTTGCATTACTTTTTAGATTTAAGTTTATTAATTTTATTTTTGTCCCATATTTTACTCTCATCTGAGCGACTATCTATTTCAAGGCGAATTAGCTCTCTAATAAAAGCTGAAATAGAAATGGGTCTTTCTTCTCGTTCAATTGCGTCATTTAATATAATGCGATTAAGTACAAAGACTTCGTCTTCGCTTAAAAGCACTTGCAATTTTTTAGTTAATTTATCTTTAGACATGTAGATTATGTTGATATTATATTATATATTTAAATCAAAAAATAAGGATGGGATTTTGAGTGTCCCATCCTTTAATGTTGTTATGCTAATACTTCTTTCCAAGTATCACATCTCCAAATAACTTCTAAAGATTCTGGTTCTGCTTCAGCGTATGACAATTCAGCAGTAAATCCTAGAGCACTTGTGATAAAACAATCTTCTAAAGTTACTGTTCTATAAATATCTCCAGCTCTATTGAACTGAACGATAACAATAGTACCTACGTAATCTTTTTTAAGACCCATAACACCAGTTTGAGGATCAAACTGTTTGTTATACCATTGTCTCATTGTTTTATACAAATATGCTTGGTTAGCATTGTTTAAGTTTAATGAAAAATTAATAGTTACATCTACTGAAGTTTCACTAGGCATACCAGCGAAAGATCTTGTAGAGAACTTAAATTTTTGTGCAACCGCTTCAATTCCTTTGTATAATTCTAATCCTGAGATTGTGTTTACGTGTTGAATTAATAAAGGAGCATCTGCTACTCCAGTCGGAGGCAATACAGTAACTTCGAATAAATTCTTTTGTACTGGTTCATATTGTTGACCTTTCTTTGCAGTCTGGTCTTGCGAATAGTGTGGTAAAGCCATTTTACTTTATATTATTTTTATCTTATGTTTTATATATCAATTAAGAAAAGTTTCCAGTTTTGATTTCTCCTGTGTTTAAGATTGTAGTTCTGTGAACAACAACTTCTAAACCTTTAACTGGTTCAACAAAAGTATCAATAATACCCATATTGTGGTCGATAACATCATCTGTGTTATTAGTTTGATCCATAATATTTTGGAAATCGTAAATACCTGTGTCAGCTTTTACAGATTGCATAAATGCGTCTGCTAAAGTTTTGATTTCTAATCTTGTTTGAGCTGTATTAAATTCAAATACGTAGTTTTTAAGGATGTTAGCCATACCGTCTTGGATATAGATTAATACCTCTCTTACGTGAGCTGAAGATAATGCAGATTTAACTGATTGTTGAGCTGTTTTATTACCTAAGATAGTTAATCCTGCACCTCTTTGGAAGACGATTGGGTTAATACCGAATGGTTCTAAAATATCTCTGTCAGCTTTGTCAAACGCGTATTCTACACCTACTACATTAGCTCCTGATACAACACCTCTTCTAGGTCCTGCAACGATTGACCAAGGTAAAGCGTTGAAATATTTGTCAATAAAGTTATTAGATACGTAAGCTGCTGGTGGAACAATAGTGTCTTTACCATTTTCTCTTACTAATAAACCTGGTCCATAATAGAATGCGTAATTAGCTCCATCATTGATAGAAGGTAAAGCATATAATGAACTTGGGTTTTTATCTAAATTACCACCATCTTGGATGTAAGCAACTTTAAATTCATTGTTATCATTTTTAAATGATGGATCAGTTGATTTTTTGAAATCTGAAACTGTAGGAGCATTTAAAATAGCTACTGCATTTTGTCTTTCGTGTGCTAAGAACGATAATTCTTTTTTGTTTAAAATAGAACCATCTTCATAAGATGCGAAAGTATCTACAATATATCTAAAATCAATAACATCTTTGTCAACTAAAGCTGCGAATAAACCAGTTCCTGTTAATTGAGATAAAACTCCAGAAATTGTTTTAGATGCTATTGTAGCTTTTTCTAAAACTAAAGGTTTGTAAGAAACTGTAGCTTCTTCAAATGAAGTGTTATAGAATCCTGACCATGTAGCTGCAACCGGTTGACTACAAGTTACTGTCCATACATTTCCTGATCTTTGTACTCTTTGTACTTTAGCTAATCTATTAGATGCTAATGCATCAACATAATGGCCTTTTTTAATTGGGAAAGCATCTGCTTCAGCAGGAACTGCGAACGTCATTGTAAATGTAGATGCATTGTTTGCATAAACATCGCCGTCATAAGCAATAGCTTTAGGGTTAACTGAATTGTCAATAACATACGACAATGCTTCATAGTCTAAAGTTTCATCATAGATATGACCAACTAAATCAACTTTAGTTCCATTCTCATCAGTTACTAAATCTTCGTTAACTGCACAGAATAAACCTGTTCTTCTAGCTTCTTGGTTAATACCCGCTTCAATGTATAAGTTTCTTCCTTCTAAATCTTTAAAGTTTGGAATTAATGAACCAGTATATTGCGCTAATAATGTAACTTGTCTTAAAGCAGAAAATTCATTTAATTTTCCTTTGATTAAACCATTTGCATCAAAAAATGCACCGTAGATTGGATCTGTGTCCATATCTGCTGGGTTAAATTTACCTTTGAAAACAAATACATCTACCATGAAATCTGAAACTAAATCAAAATCATTTAAGAATGCAGGAACATTACCTTCACCGTACCATTCTCTTGCAGAAATTTCAAAAGATGTAACGTCTTGTGCTTTTCTTACAATAACTGTGATAGGTTCTTGTTTAATATTGATAAAGTTTAAAACTCTATCATTGTCAAGATTTCCAATTGTATCTAAAACTGCTTTATCTTCTGGGAACCAGAATTTATCAACATTAAAATAGCTAGCTAATTCATTAGCGCCATCCAAAGCTGAAATAGAATCAACAGAACCGTTAGTTACTGGAGATTGGAAAGCAATAGTATCGTTTACGTTAATATCTGCGATATTTAAAGCTAAAATTGGACCTCTACCCAAAGTAGCTAATGCTGATCTATGGAAGAACATACCTAATTTTTCTAAATTCGTGTCAATTGAACCGAAAATAGCATTAAATTCTTCAGCAGTTTTTACGAAAACTGGTGTGTTGTAAGGACCTTTTTTAGAATGTCCAACTACTAATCTGATTGTCTGAACGTTGTTAGTTGTTGTTTGAGACTTGTCAAATTCAAGTCTGTAAACACCAGAACTTTTAAAGTTCAATAATTGAGGACTAAGTGCCATAATTTTATAAGTATTTTTTTATCTTTAGACTATATATCAATGTAATATTTGCAATTTATTATTTTAAAAGATCATAAATATCATATTGAAGATCTCCCTGTGAATCTGTGTCTTTAAACAGCGTTTGTTCCATGTAATCATGTAAATTTTCATCGATAACGTCTAATAATTCTTCAACAAAATCTGCATAATCTGTAGTTCCATAGAATTCTGTGGCGTTAATGGCTGTCATAATAGCATCATCGTGGCCCATTTGAGCTCCATAACTACCATTTTTTAAAGTTCCAAAAAGAGAAGCTTCATTAACAGTGTCTATATCGTTAATAAAAATTCTATTAGCTTCTATTAATTTTTTAAAGTTTTGACAAAAGACAGCTTTATTATCTGCTTTTAATCTTAAACCAGCTTTTAATGTTTTAGAATCGTGACGGTGTTTAAATCTTAAGACCATCTCATCTTCAAATTCATTTCTTTGAGGAAATACTGTTTGTAAATATTGTAACAAGATACTTCCGTATGTGTTAAATTCAATAACCATTTTAACGTTTTCTGGATTAAAGACTTCACATGCTAATGTATATAAAATCTTAGCAAAATCTTCAATAACGTGTTCATTTGATTTAAATATTGCAACTTGATTGATTCTAAAGAAGTCATACATTGCTCCAGGGTTTGCAATTTTATCTATGTGCTTTTTGCTCATAGGTTCTACTTCAAAAACATTAATAATAGAATAGTCGCCTCCGTTACCTTCTGCAATATCTACAGAAAATAACCAGCGTTTATCTTCTAAAATAGTTGTGTCTAAATCAAAATCTGGGTTCCACATCAAATAACCATTCGTATCGATGTGTATATTTTCAAAGTCTTCTAATTCATGATGAATAAATTTCTTTGCCTTTTTTCTCATGGTTGCCATTGAGCCTGGAGATAATAACAGCGTAGATGATGAAACGAATTCATTTCCGTACTGTCTATTAAATGCATGATCAGAACCTAGGTTTTTAAGTTCTCTTTGATACCACGCATCATCTCTATCAGGGTGTTGCCACCAGTCAATTCTTAATGGTGTATATGCATTGTCGCCTTTTTCTGCAGCTGACCAAATTTCATAGAACTTATTAAATCCATTTGGTGTAGAAGTAATATTGATCCTTGAGATTTTAGAAGCCGATAAAGTAGGATAAACGTTTTCATAGAATGAATCTACGATATTAGATTGAACGTGGGCAAACTCATCCAGATATAAGTTATGGATGGTAAAACCAATACCCGCTTTAGCTGTGGTAGCTTGACCAACTAAACGACAACCATTATCGGCTCTAACGTTCATTACGTCATATTTGATAATTCCAGGTTTCATATAAAATGGAACGTGTTCAATTACAACTTTAGCTTTATCAATAATCTCTTTAGTTGAGTCTGCCTTATTGGCTAAAAGTAATGTGTTTTTATCATAGTTGAAAATAATATACCATGCATTGAAAATAGAAGCCGTAACTGTTTTACCCATTTGGCGAGATGCCAATACGATATTAAATCTATTATCCTGTAAGTTACGTAACATAACTTTTTGATATTCTCTAAGTTTTACTTTTTGAATACCATCATCAGTCATTACTACTGCGTATTTCTCAGCAAAATAAACAATGTCCTTGGCACATTTAGCTATTTCTTGGATTTCAGCGTCTGTATATTCAAAAACAATATTACCTTTTTTAAGGTGCTGTTTACCTTCATAAAAAGGTGAACTAACATTTGGCTTATAACCTTTATCTAATGCTAAGACATAGTCATTAACATTTTTTGTGGACCATACTAATTTTGCAGTTTGAACATCAGCTGATTCATTAGGGATCCATTTATTATCGCTTACATTTTCTGCCATATTAATCTTGTGTTATTATACCGAAAACCGTACCGCCTTGTTGTATAAATTTGATTGATTTTCCAAGTCTTTTAACAGATTTTTCTAGAAAAATTTTATATAATCTATCTCTTCCTACGCCTTTATCTACTCCGTTTTCTTTGGGTTCATATCTTATACCGCGAATACTTTCGTTGTTGTTTAAAATATTTTCTACAACATCAGTGATAGTTGACATTACACTAAACATTTCTCCTCTGTTGGTTTCATCATATTCTCCATCTGCTGTAAAATCAACATCTAAGAATGAATTTATATTTATAACAGTTAGCGTATATTCTAATTTTGACTCTGTTTTAAATTTAGCATAAAGTCTTTTATTAAACTCAGACATATCATTAAATTTACCAATAATCTTATATTTATATTTTTTAGAAGATGAATCTCCTATTTCAAATAAAAATTGTTCGAATAATTTTACATGCTTCATATTAATCTTCTGTATTTATTTCAGTATCTTCAATGTCTATTGTCTCTGCGTCTTCCGTCATACCTTCACTTTGTCTAATAAGACGCATAAGATCTTTTGTACCTCTTTGTACGTTTCCGTTTTCTATAGAACCACCTGAAGCTTGAATTTCTGTTTTATCTATATTTTTTCTATACATTTCAATATCTCTAGCAATACGCTTAGTAGATTCTTCAGTTGCCATCAAATACATCGTCTGTGATTTAATAACATCTAGCATAGATTTTTGTAATGTTGCTAAAACTTCAAACATTCTAGGTGCCATTTCACCGTCTTCTATAGTTTCCAATAAAATAGTAAGTGCTCTTTCGCCTGCTTGTAGTTGATAAACCAATGAACTCATTGTCATTTCGTCCATTTTCTTTTTAGCCATGACATATTCATCTTTGGTGATGATGTCTTCGTCTAAATAGAATTTCATTAAAGCTGTTATAGTTTTTTCTGCTTGTTTATTAGCAGCACTTTTCATTTCAGTAAAACTAACATTAGATCTAATTCTAGCAGGAGGTAAAACCGGGTCTTGATCTACAACATCTGTTATAGAATCATCTGTACCTATTAATTCGTCTAATTCTCTACGTATATCATCAGCCTGTTCGCTGATGCTTCTTTTCTTTTCTTCTGACATAATATTATATTATTTACTAGATATGTATCTAAAATTTATCTAGCGTTCTTGAATTTCTGGAAGCCAATAGAAGGAATAGCATTATCAATAATAAGAGCCAATTGATTATCTCTAACAACATACTGATTTAATACATTATGATGTTGTTCTAATTCTATTGGTTTTTCAAACATTCTAATATTAGTTATATGTAATTTTGCACCATTTAAATGATAATAAGTATCTGAATTCCACATCAACGCATTATTTAAATCTTTAGTTTCATGGAAAGCCGGAACTAAATTATTATCTTGTAATTGTGGAAGTCCTTCATTACTATTTGGATCTAATGCATACACATGAAGCGACATTTGTCTGTAAGTATTACTTGCATTTAAAATAAATGCATACCATTTATCTTTTGCGAAAACCATATTATGCGCATACGTATATGCAATACCATTGATAATAACTGTAAATGCAAATGGACTTACCAATAATCTAAATCCGTTAGACACTGCATAATCACCAAAGACAAAATAATCTTCAATATTATTTGCAGTTTCAAACTGTGGTGAAATCCATGCTGTTAAAGCAAAATCATCAGTAGCTTTTAAATTACTTTTCTTAAC